TCCGCCAACGCACTGTGCAGAATATGCTGCCATATCAGCCCTGAACTGCTGCACCATAGCGGTAAACAGGCCGCTGTGCTGCTGACTGCCGTCCGCAAGATCATTTTCCCCCTGCATCCATACCACGGCCAGAAGCCTGTTTTTCGGGTTCTTCGACAGCGCCGCTTTTGTACGGAAGAGAAAATCCTGATACAACGGTTTACCCATTCCCCAGCGGGCTGAATTTGCCGATGCGCCAGACGTTTCGCTGAACGTGCCGTCATTACCCACGGTTAAACCAGACCCGCCACGGCAACAGGGCACCAGAAGTATCCCGGCATTCTGCGGGATATAAGGCAGCAGTTTTTTGGCAATATGCAGCCCCTGACCGACAGTCCCGTACTGGCCCTTACTCAGGTCTGCATGAGGATGGTTAAGTGCGCTCATGTCCTGAACATCATGCAGACAGTGGTCTGCCGGAATAACGTCATTGTATGCACAGGTATCACCACCCGGCGTCACAGTGCTGCGACGGGCCAGCTGCTTAATACGGGAGTCAGGGCGATCATAGGTCTCCGGCAGAGGAAGCCCCTCACCATAGGCCATACCGTTCGACTGCCCGGCCAGGGGAATAACGTAGTAATACTCCGGTTCAGTGGTAGCCACACCCGGAGAACCACCAGCCCCTGTGTCGGGCACAACCACAGGCGTGGTCACATCACCCTCTGCGGCAATGGCCTGCATCAGTGTATAAGGAGTGATAGCCACAGGACTGCCAAACGGCTGCCAGCCCTCCTTCAGTTTTTGTGTCAGTCGCTCCGCAAGGTCTGACGGAGATGCCGCCCTGACCACGTCATAGTGTTTAAATGCCATTATTCCTCCCCTTTCCGGGATTTTCCTCAACAGTTGCGGGCCACGGTCCGGCTACACGGAGAATCAAAAGAGGAGAACCGCAGCCCGCAAAACGAAAAAGGCCGCGCAGTTGCGCAGCCTTATAAACCCTGGTTAAAATCCACACGATAAAAATGACAATGCAGGTATCTCATGCTGTTGCCCGAACCCACTCGGGCTTTTTTTGCATAAAAAAATCCCCTCCGGAGAGGGGATTTGCTTGTGTGAACATTTACATTGCATAACTGCATGGTGCCGGGTGCCTCCCGGTGAATTCAGTACCAGCACCTGAATCCGCGATTATCCCATATACCTACTCGCTGATTGCCCCTCCGCACAGGGGGATTCACCATGCAAAACTTTTTTAACAACTCTCCGTCAACCAGACAATCATCAACTGCCTGAATTGTGAGGCATTTAACATTTCACTGTCCGGTGTCTTTCCTGTAATAAAAAGCCCGCAAAAGCGAGCCAGGGAAAATAAGTGTGGCGCGTTGTACTGGATTCGAACCAGTGACCGATTGCTTAGAAGGCAATTGCTCTGTCCGGCTGAGCTAACAACGCTGAATACCGATAATGGACCGCCATCGGGGACCCGACCCCCGCGCAACCAGCTTCGAAGGCTGGCGCTCTGTCCTGATGAGCTAATGGCGGTATGTGATGGTGGCCCTTGCTGGATTTGAACCAGCGACCTGGCGATTATGAGTCGCTCGCTCTCACCACTGAGCTAAAGGGCCGATAACATAATGATAACGTTACAGAATAAATTCAGCAATATCACTCTCTCTTTCTGATTAAATTCTGTACATCCATTGCGGTCTGCTCAAAACGTTCAGCCTCCAGCTCGACACCAATTGCACGACGCCCCAGCGCCATCGCTGCTTTGACTGTCGAACCGGACCCCATGAAGAAATCTGCAACCAGGTCACCCGGACGACTGCTGGCGGTAATCATTTGCCGCAACATATCTGCCGGTTTTTCACAGGGATGTTTGCCCGGATAATACTGCACAGGCTTGTGCGTCCAGACATCCGTATAAGGAACGGCTGCCGATACGGAAAAATAACGCCGCAGTGATTTGTACTCTTCCAGCAGGCTGGCATACTGCCGGTTCAGCTCACTGTATGTGCTGACCAGTTGGTGATGTGGCTTTTCCAGTTCACCCCGCTGATGTTTCTCTTCTGCCACCCGGGCAAACAGCACCTGAAGTTTTCTGTAATCATCCTCGTTCGGTAACTGCCACTGGCTGGCACTGAACCAGTGCGACACCATGTTTTTCTTTCCTGTGGCATCCACAATCTGTTTTGCCGTTATCCCCAGGGTAGCGCGCGCATCACGAAAGTAAGCAATCAGCGGGGCCATCACATGCTGTTTCAGTGCCCTGCCCTTCGCCTCATACCCGGCATCTTTCGGACGATACGGCCCCTGATAATGTTCCGCGAACAGAATGCGCTCTGTTGCCGGAAAATACGCCCGCAGGCTTTCCTTGTTGCACCCGTTCCAGCGTCCGGACGGCTTCGCCCAGATAATATGGTTCAGCACACTGAAGCGTTCACGCATCATGATTTCGATATCAGATGCCAGGCGATGGCCACAGAACAGGTAAAGACTTCCGGCAGGTTTCAGCACCCGCCAGAACTGCGCAAGACACTGGTCCAGCCACTTCAGGTAATCATCGTCGCCCTTCCACTGGTTATCCCAGCCCTCAGGCTTCACTTTAAAGTACGGCGGGTCCGTGACTATCAGGTCAACAGAATTTTCGGGTAACGACCGGATAAATTCCAGGCAGTCGGCGTTGATTAACTCACAACTGGATATTTTTACAGTATTAAGCATGGATCATTAAGCCTGTCTCTGATAGGCTCATTCTGCTTTTGCGCAAAGCAGATGGGCCTGAGGTTTGCTTGTGATCCGGACGCATGAGCAGATGGCTGGTGAGTGCCCCTAACACCCACCAGCCGCCCATTTACCACAAATAAAAAAGCCTTCAGGACTGAAGGCGTCTGTAACAACCGAACTGATAGTCTGCCAGCCCCGCCATAACAAGCTGGGTCAGTATTAACTGGCAGCGTTCACGTGAAAGATAAGTATTCTGCGCAATCTCCCCGACTGTCGCCGGTTCAGTGACGCTTAATTCATTAAACACCACTCTGGCGGTTTCGGTCATATCCTGCTGTTTCAGCATGTCTTTTTCCCTTTTCCGGTTAACGTGACACACCAATAACTCTTGTCAAAAAAGCCAGCAAGCTGAAAGACCGGTATTCACCACCACCAGCGCGTTTACTGTACTGACGAGATTTTCGGACATAAAAAAACCACCTGGCGGTGGTTTTTTCTTACTTTGCCATCGCGTACAAAATCGGCAAAATATCAGATTTATACGAAACATACGCGATTTAATTGACTTTTGCAATATCTCGTCGTGAAAAGGTCGCTTTTTGTTGCGCTCTTATTTTCACGGAGCAAATCAAGGATTCTCTATCGAGGCGCTTAAAAATATCGCACATCTCACGCCAGTAGTTCGCATAATTATGGCTCCAGTTATCAGGCTTAACTCCACACAGTCTGGCAAGCTCCTGTCTCTGGTAGACCTCACACCCGGTAACCCATCCTCTGACATCCTGTGCCGCCAGCCAGATCAACTTCTTCACACGCTCCAGCGTTTTCACTGCAATTTTTCTGGAGCCGGACTGAGTTTTAAATTCACTCCACACCCACTGCGTTATCGCGATCTGATGCTCCCAGCAAATGTTTCCGCCATAACACCACAACAACCACGCCTTCTGATGTTCTTCCAGTTCCAGAAGGGCACGCCGCCACGATGATGTTGCAAACTCAACAGGACTGACCAGCGCAATTGATGAGCCTTTCGCCAGTGATTGTTTACCCTGGATCGGGGGATTATCCCGCGTGATCATTTTTCCAGTTACCTCATCGCGGTAACGAATTTTTTTGCGTCTGTAACGCCCTGTATCGAACAGGGCATTTTCCTGCCAGGCTTCCAGCTGGCCTTTTGTCGACCCACTGAGATCTGCAGTGGCAATCATGAGTTGCTCACGAACAAACTGTAAATACTGGTTATTCATGCACACCCACCTCTGTAATTCTTATTTCCAGCCGTCCACCAGATACTGGCTGACCACGTACAATATTGATTTCATCAAACTGTTCATCGTCCATTAACAACCCCGCGTGCGTCAGCGCATCCAGCGGTGCTTTCAGAATATTGTCCAGGTCACGGCGGCGCTTATCCGGTGGCTCTGCAATAATTTTTATTGCCAGCCGTCCGGACAGGCTTAATTTCAACTGCTGCTGGCGAACAATAAACGCCACTGCCCGGCGATAACGCTCCCCGGCTTTTGATACAAAATATGTGCTGCCACGACGTCGCCAGTAAGTATTCACCGTCGGCGGGTAAGGCAAAACAAACTCTATACACATCAATACCCCCCTTTTACCCAAGCACACCGGTTGCAAAGGCGTGATCAAGAAAACGAAAAATTAAATCAACCTGAGAACCATGCTTTTCTTCGAACGCCAGCGGATCCGCATGAAGCTCGTTATGATGCTCCCGACACAGCGGTAGCGTGAAAATATCGTGGGCTTTTGTTCCCATTCCCCCCTGACCATGACCAATCAGGTGATGCGGATCGTCAGCTGGCTTACCACAACACGCACACGGCTGTGTCTTTACCCAGCGCATGTATTTCTCATTAACCCAACGGCGACGTTTAGGCCGCTTCATGAACGATTCAGGAGACTCCGGATCAACGGCGATACTGACAACCGTTTTTTTCTGTGGTGGATTTTGTTGCTGGTGGACGTGAAGTGGCAGCGCAATATTTTTTGTGCGCTGCTTCAGTATGCTGATGGCTGTCTGTTCTCCCGGTACGATGTCACTCTCACGGTATACGGAGCGGATTTTTTCCGCTGGTAATCCCAGCGAACGACGCAATACAGACTCCGGAAGCGCATCAGCCACCTGATGACAAACCGCCCACCAGCATAGTTCAGCCAGCGACAACTCCCGCTCCTGCGCACCATTCATTGCATGCCGAATGACGTAAATCATCCAGGAAGCCAGATTCTGCTGAGCAAGTTGCTCCAGTGAATCTGATGTCTGGTCACGCAGCTGGTTGTCACAGTGCCAGCACAACACCATCGCGCCAGTACCGTAACGATGTATGACGGTTTCGCTGTGATGATAATCGCCGTGTGGCCACTGGCAGGATTTCACGTGACGTAATAGCCAGTCAGACAGTGCGCCAGCACCACCTGCAGCACGGTTCACCCGCTCATCGCTGAAAAATGGCAGTAATGATTTATCCTCCGCCAGCGGCTGGCGAACAGCGGGAACAGATCCGGACGGCAGATCGCGCATGCTTTTCGGTTCAGGCTCCACCAGCACACGGGTATTGTGAAATACCGGCATGGATTCACGGCCTGGCTTAAGTACCACCAGCCCGAGTTCAGGCACCAGCACAGGTCGAAGTAATACCCGCACGTTACCTCCAGATACGTTGCTGGTATGTGCGGGATGGGCGCGGTGGGTGCTCTGAATAAGGCAGTCTCACAGAAACTATCCATTTCCGGTAGTCAATACTGAGGGTTTTATAAGCCTCATATCCGCGCCTGCGATAAGCCTGAATTATCCAGTCAGCCTGCTTTTCTGTGCATGGGGGGTGCTGAAACCAGCGAGTTTTAAACGCGTGAAAACGCCGCCCGTGCCTGCTGGCAAAGATGGCTGAATTATCAGAATTGTGTAATTTGGTATCGTGCGCCATAAGTTTTCTCTGCTGGCGCAGCAGGTGTCAGTTGTTCAGGCTGACGTGCGAATTGTAAACCAGAATGCCAGGAAAAAACAAAACCCGCCGAAGCGGGTTAAGCGCGGGTGCGTTGAGGATGCCTGACACATCAGAGGTGGCGGGAGATTTCTCCCCCGCCTGGTCTCTTACTCCTCAGGTTCGTAGACTGTGAAGACAGCGACCTCCGTCTGGCCGGTTCGGATTCGTACCTCGCAGAGGTCTTTCCTCGTTACCAGTGCCGTCACAATGACGGTTAAACAGATGACGATCAGGGCGATTAGCATCGCCTTTTGCTGCTTCATAGCCTGCTTCTCCTTGCCTTTCGGCACGTAAGAGGCTAACCTACGTGTGTAGAGCATAGATATGGCCTCAGATTAATGTTAAGCGTCTTGCCGGACGCGCAATGTTAACTGGGGCTTTTCTCTATCTGCCTTTTGGTGTTCATGCCTGAGACAGATAGCCTCAAGCACCCGCAGCAATTCTACTTAACTATCCTTTCCCCGCAAATCGTTTTTATCCCCAGCGACAAATCGAATACACAATCAGCACCACCGCCATTGCAATCCCTACCGTTGTGAATGCCCCAGGCCAGGTCATCGTAAAACATCCTCTGCGCTTATCAGTCCGTTTCGCTTCAGGTAGTCCATCGCCTTACCCGGCAATTTACAGTCCGGCTTCGTTTTCCTCAGTTGCCAGGTTAACTGCTTTACCAGCATGGTTAACTCGTCGACCAGACGCTGATGTCCCACTGGTTTGTATTCATGCAATTTACCGGCTGGCTCTGCTGCCAGCGATGCCAGTGCGATTTCCAGAACAGCAATATCCATCTTATATGTGCGGATGATGTCATTGTCGATTGTGCCCGGTATGCACAGTCTCTGTGCTTCAATAGTCTCCTCTGCGTGAGCTATTAACTGCTCTCTGGTAAAAGTCGTCATGCCGCGTTTCCTTCTTTCTTATTAACAATTACACCGTCATATATTTCATTAAGGTGCCCTCTCAACTCCATGCGCCTTAATGCAGACAACATGTAATCGCATTCAACCTGCTTATTTCCAGTAAATGGCTTATCGTCAGGATTACCCCAACAGCAATTACCCTTGGGCCACCCATGTACTTTCCGTACTCTTCCGTTAACAACGTGAAGTAATCCCCAGCCAGGTGGTAAATCCTCAATTGAAATAATTCCCGGCTCACTAATAAAGAATCTCCAGTCGCCCATGCCAAGAGAGGGATTTTTACGGAAACGCTTTTTTCTATCTGCCAACAAGTCAGCACGAGAACACTTCGCCTCTATCAGGCATGATGCTGAATTTCTGAATCCCATAGCATCTGGCTGTTCTCCGGTACTGGTTACAGCTATAAAGCGGTCATGAAAGCAAACCTTGAACCCGTTGCGCTTAAGGAACTTGTACGCAATCTGACAGAGTTCGCGGTGTGTTAACGCCATCTCACTCTCCTTTAGTGCGCAGATAACAGTGGTTTTTCCAGCGGTTTTGCGCCGCGCTGGGCTTTTTGCAACAACTGTGCCCCATAACACCGCAACACCCCGTCAACCTCACCCGTCTGTTACTAATCCTCACCCACCGCCAGACACCAACACCGTTTCTGCGAGCTAACAGAATTTTTGCTTTACGGTTTTTCATCGTTTTGCTCTCCTGCGTTTCTTTGCTGCTCGTCGTGCCGCTGCAATACCGGTATGGCGGCGCTTTGGTGTCGGGATGATGCTGTCATCCATCAGGACACGCGGCTTTGCAATTAGCGCAGAAGCCCAAAAACGAGTCGGGTACGGTAACAAACTGATACATGCCACACGCATTACTCACCCCCCTTTGTTGCTAATGCTTACAGCCTGGCAAGCCTCTTTGAGTACCCAGTCAACAGCATCTTTCCATGCACCTGTTTCGACTGGTGGATTCTCACGCTTTACCTGTTCATAAAAGCACACGGCTTTAACTAGTCCTTCTGATGTCACCGGGGCTGGCGGGGCCGTGAATAACGCCTGAATTTCATAGTTCGGTCTGTCGTTACAATCTTCTTTTGTCTGGACATATTTCCAGTCACCAGCCCACTGCTTCCCCTGAAAGTCTGTAACGCCTTTTTTCACGTAGCGATATCGCCATGCCACTGGTTTTGCCTGCCCTGCCTTTTCATGCCCTTCCTGATAATTAATCTCGCTCATTCATCGCCCCACTCATCACAATATGCTTCGACCGGAGTTTTCCCTGCTTCATAATCATCACGCTATGCTTCAGCATCAGCGGCACTTCCACCGCGTAACTCTGCATAATCCATTAACAGTTCATGCCATTCTTCAAAACTGGCGTTATATTTAGTTGAACCAAAATCAGCCATTTTGTCCTTCCTCTTCATCTTTTATTTCGTGGTATGAGTAATTGCAGTAGTTAAAGAAAATTTCTTTTGCTTCGTCATGAATTTCATCAGGTGTTGCGTCATCATCTACTTCGAATACATCCTCAAAATCTCCACCAGCTATTCCCGTTTCAATAATTATTTTGAATTTTCGCATTTCACTACCGCCATTTCGAACGGCCTCCTGATGTTCTGAGGGTGCAGAAATCCCTCCGGTTAAGGATTAAATTTTTAACAGTGCTAAATTTAATTATTCAGTTCTTGATTTTGCCGCCCTGCGTATCCGCGCTTTCGCGTTACGCTCAATCTGAATTAGCTTTTCTACATTTCTCCGCCTTTCCCGTTCCTCCTGGCGCAAGAGCCTTACATCATCTGCCAGTCTGGTTTCTCTTTTCGCCACAGAGAGCATCCAGTCAAATGGCTCCACAACTGCACCGCAGATTTTACAGCGGACCTGACGCTCTTTTTCGTCAACCCGGACAGAGGCGTGATGACAATATGGTCTTTCCGATGGCTCATAAAGAAAATTAACCTGATTACGTGGGTCATCCTCTTTTACCGGAAATAAAACAATATTACTTAACTCATCTTCTGGTTTTATTTCCATGCTCCTCTCCTTTGATGCGAATGCCAGCGGCAATTGAAGCCTGATAGCTAATTTCACTCACAGCACCACCTCCTGACCCCACCCCCTGATAAAACGCCAGCACTCGCTGCATAACTTCACTATTCCGGCACTCGCGACAGATTATGTTCAGGCGCCTGTCGTAGCGGCGTATTTCTCCGTCTGGTAATGACCAGATAAGGTCCGGATCAACCACAGCCGGTTTCTTCGCCTTTTCCCTTGAAAGTTTTTTGCGGTCGTTTTGCCAGTCTTTACGAGCCTGTTCAGACGGAAATAACCCGTAGCCAGAGTTGTATACATCACCACTGGCAACCAGCTCTCTGGCGAGAACGCTCACCAGATATCTTGTTGCACCTGTTTTAGCTTCCAGTTGCCGTAACGTCTCGCGACCGCTCTGGCGTACGAGTTCAACAACCTGCCCCTTAATTTTTTCCCGCTCTTCTGGTGTAAATACTCTTGCCATCAGCGTCCCCTGCAATCACTTTTCTGATGCAACACAACAGGATGAATCAGTAATCTGTCGAACAATATCCTGGTGCTTGTTCAGCTCACGCAGCGCAGCACAGACTCGCTCCCACTTCTGAACCTGACCTTTTGCCCGGCGCAGTTCGCGGTTAGCCACATGCAGCGATGGTAAAATCAGACTATCCGGATGCTTTCTGGTGAACGACGGCCGTGACTGCACTGTGACCGCCACACTTTCAGTTTTAATTTCTTCCTGTGTTTCCGCTTCCCGGACTGGTAACGCAACACCTGCTGGCTGAGGAAAGGCTTTACCATCGGTTTCCGTTACCGATGCAGCTTTCGGCTCTGTCGGTAAATTATCGCCCGGTATGCAGTAACGATATTTACCGTCCTGATTAACGCGAATCAGACGACCTTTGCTGATTGCCATCGCCAGTGATGAATTCGCCCGGTGGGAGGTAATCCCGAACATTAACGCCAGTTCGTCAGCCGACTGAGGACCATGCTGTTCAATCGCGTTAATCAGCATCTCTGCTGTGGTTTTTGGGACCGCTTCACTTGCCTCACTCGTCGGCCACCACATCGACCCCTTGTTATCAGCCTCACCACGACGCTTCAGCTTCCAGAGTTCGGTAACAGCATCGTCACGGCTGATTTCAAGACGGGCTGCAATCTCGTGCGACGAGGCTTTTTTCAGTGCTTTCAGTGCGTCAAAAACGGTTTCCATTAAATTTTCCTCCGGATAAAAATTACTTCGCCACACTCAGATGGCTGACATTGGGACGCCAGCTTTCCCAGTTAAAACTCACCCAGCGACCACCGTTCATGGTCATCCGGTCCATAATCCTCTCACCAAGAAGCGTGCTCATTGCGGCATGATTCAGGTTTGTCAGCATCCCGACACTGCGCAGTGATGCCGTCCGGCGGTCAACAATCTGGTGCAGTACCACCTGCTCGTTTTTTGTCTCGCGCTGAATGCCAATTTCGTCAAGAACCAGGAGGTCCACTTCACACAGTTCCCGCAAAAATTTTTCCCCTGACAGCCCATCGTCATAGCTGGCATGTAACGCGCTCATCACATCCGCCACGGTTACCACTATCACGGATTTACCGGCCTTCAGCAGACGATTACCCACAGCCGCCGCCAGATGATTTTTTCCGGTTCCCGGATTCCCGCTGAACACGAAGTTTGTATAACCGGTTATCATTTCCTCAGCGATGGATTTGGCCTGGCTCAGCGCATGTTTCTGCCCGTCGTTCCGCACCTGGTAATTCGCGAACGAACATTTGCGGTGCAGCGGCTGGATGCCCGAACGGTTCAGGATTTTTTCCACCCGCAACTGACGATTCCGGCGGTTAATCTCCTCGCAGCATTTCCGGCCTTCGGCAAGTTGCCACTCGCGCCACTCCTCCGTCGTACTGTACGGCACGGGAACGTGCTCAGGAGCCAGTCTGCGGATGCGTTCCAGAATACCAACTGCAACTGTCGAGATATCTTTCATGGTCAGTTACCCCCTGAAACCCGGTGGAATTTCAGTGTCCGGTTCAGAAATATGATTCACGCAACTCTGCGCAGGACCACGCCCAAGACGAATGACCAGTTCATCCCATTTTTCGCGCAGTTTTGCCGGACTCATGATATTTTTTACCCAGAAAGGATCCCGCTGCACCCGACTGAACATTTCACAAATCTGCCGGTGACTGCGGCCATCCAGCATGCGCATCATCCGGACATCGTTAGCCCAGGTCGTCCAGTTTGGTTCTCTGGGGCGAGAAACCTCACCATCATCACTGGCTGCATGTTCATACAGCGCAACAACACGCCCCCAGATCCACTGCGCACAGGTAATATCATCACGGGTTCCCCACTGTCGCTTCGGCACATTCCACGTATGCGCATCAGGGTGTTTATCCAGAAAGCGTTCAACCGGAGATGATTTTTTTTCGTCCGGAAGTGAAACGTCCGGACAAGAAGATCTTTTATCTGACGGATCAGGTTTTAATACTGACGGATCGGGGTCAATCATCGCCCCCCTAATCGGCTGTTTTTTATCAATGGTTGACCCCTCAGAATTTGACGGGTCAACCATTGAGGGGTCAATATTTGACGGGTCATTTTTTGCCGGGCTAATATTTCTTTTCGGTTTATATGCCTCACGCGCAGTCGCTGCCGCTGCCTCGAGTTTTTCCACATTAAGCCGATAGATATTACTTACACTACGCCCACCGACCTTACGCTCTTCCTTAGTCAGCCAGCCCTCTTTTGCCAGTTCGGCAATAGCCGATTTCACGGTTGATTCACTTTTGGCTCCGATCTGGCGACGGATAGTTTCAATGGCAGGCCATGACACACCCTCATCGTTGCTGTAATCCGCAAGACGAGCCATCACCGCCACCCGGGATAAGATCATGCCCGTGAAGGCGCACCCTTCCCAGACAAGGCCATGAAGCTTACTACTCATGCAACCCTCCAGGATCTCGAGTTAATGCACCACAACAGCATTACCTGGCTGACCACCACTGTTAGTCATGGTGCCCCAGGCAATCGCCACCGCGACAAAGTCATCCACATCCTTAACAAGCCTGTCCCGCCGTTCGACAATATCCCGGTAATACTCAGAACTGTGACTGCGCATACGGGCCACCAGCAGAGGCGGCATTGCCTTTTCGATTGCCGGTAACAATGCCTGAATTTTCTCAACAGCATCAGGAGTGTCTTTATCCAGCCAACGGAAAATCTTTTGGGTGTTGAGATAGAGCGCGTTGTGCCTGTCGTCGTTGTGCAACTCGGGATATGTCATCCCCAGTTCAAAATACGCTCTGGCAATAGCAGCAGCTGGCACCTTCTCACCGTCAGGATATGCCCACGCATTCATCGCCATGCGGATGTGTTCATGCTTGATTTTCATGAATCATCTCCCTGAACAGAGATCGACTTACAATCATCAGAGGGAATGGTAACCGTCGGTACATGTAACTCATACTTGAGCGCACCACCAGTGACAGCCTGAATGAGCAGTGCCCATTTCCACGGAACATCCTCTTCCCACATGCTGACAGTGGTTTTTGACGTTCCTAGTGCTGAGGCCGTTTTAACAACACCGCCAAAATATCCTAAAACTTCTGATTTTTTCATTGTTCGCTCCATAAAACTGAACGGACAAAGTTTAATAATCAAAACCAAAGAAAGTCAAGAAACAAAACCTTTAGTGTTTTAAAATCGAAACATGACTAAGCAAACAATATCTGAACGCATTACTCAGCGTATGCACGCGCTAAATCTGAAAGGAAAAGACCTTGTCAGCGCCACAGGCGCATCAAAAGGCTCTGTCAGTCAATGGATAAATGGTGGAGGCACGCCATCATCTCGCTACATAACTTCTCTAGCCAAGATCTTGAATGTAAGTGAAAATTGGCTCCTAAATGGAGGTGTGTTAAATATAAGTGAATCTCGTGATCTATCTTTACCACCAGTAAAAATGGTTCCGTTACTATCACTTCAGCAGGCAGCAAGCTGGAGTGATTATATGAAAAATACCTTAGCCCCCTCTAGTGTGCAGATTGCTGGCGAAATCCCTGCCAATGCCTTTGCAGTAGTTCTAGAAAGCGATAGTATGTCTGCCGCTGGCGGAAGTGTATCAATTCCTAATGGTTCAACTGTTTTTGTCGACCCAGATCGTACCGCACAACATGGTAATATTGTCCTAGCATTACCCAAAGGAACCTCTATTCCTATCATTCGAAAACTGGAAATAGAAGGTCCTGATATTCTTTTAGTACCATCGAATCAACGCTACCCATCAATCATGCTAGATGATCTATCCTGCATTTTAGGTGTCTGCTTTAAAATTCAACAAGATATTTAACCCTCCTTAATTAACTGTACGCCATCATATTGATGGCTTAACAGCTGCCTGCCCAAAATGTTTAGATAAAAAAACATTGACTCATTATGTTTGTTTTTCTAAACTTCGTTTTATACCCACCCCGCCCCACAGAACGCATGGCAATACTTCGAGTTACCCGGCAGTGGTCAGGGGTTAAGTAGCCAGCCCGAGGCGTAAGAACATGACGGCAGGCTTCAACTTTAATAACTATGCAGCAGGTTTTTGTTCCGCTACCCCGGCGTTAAGGGGAAATGAGGTCAGCATGGATACTATCGATCTTGGCAACAGCGAATCTCTGGTATGTGGCGTGTTCCCCAACCAGGACGGTACGTTCACCGCGATGACGTATACCAAAAGCAAAACGTTTAAAACCGAAAATGGTGCCCGTCGCTGGCTGGAAAGAAACCCAGGTGAGTGATATGGATTTCGACACAATCATGGAAAAGGCTTACGAAGAATACTTCGAAGGTCTTGCCGACGGCGAAGAAGCTCTCAGCTTCAACGAATTTAAACAGGCGCTTTCCAGTTCGGCAAAATCTAACGGCTGATAAGCGAAACAGCACCGCGAGGAATCAGTATGCAGAAACGAGAACCCGTCATCATCGCGCCAGACTATACCGATGATGAACTTTATGAGTGGATGCGCCAGAAAATTAATGCAGCGCAGGATTTGAAATGGGCCAATGAAACCAGGGCTAAGCAGGCTGAAAATCTGTCCGCTCTGGAGCAGGATATCACCAATCTGGAAAAAGCAGCGGCATTAAGCATTGCCAGAATGATTACATACCCGCGTTAGTAGCTAATCAACAAAGCTAAGGTTAGTAATTAAGGAGTTCTCCACGGGTGAGGTGGAGTGCGTGCGCCGGACACGGGTGAGCATCCGGCACTGACAGTTTACTGAAAGGATATTTCCCTGAAAAGTCAGACCATAACGCGAAAGCGCACGGCGAGGTAGCTGGTTCATAGATAGCCTGTCGTTAAATTTTCGTCGACCGTGCGCTTCCGGTTGTGGCAACCCGCGAAATGGCGCGGCGGTAAGTATGGCGGGGTTATTCCTTCCCCGTTGAGGACACCGGGTTGTCAGGTTGACCATACGCTTAAGTGACAACCCCGCTGCAACGCCCTCTGTTATCAATTTTCTGGTGACGTTTGGCGGTATCAGTTTTACTCCGTGACTGCTCTGCCGCCCTTTTTAAAGTGAATTTTGTGATGTGGTGAATGCGGCTGAGCGCACGCGGAACAGTTAAAACCAAAAACAGTGTTATGGGTGGATTCTCTGTATCCGGCGTTAATTGTTAACTGGTTAACGTCACCTGGAGGCACCAGGCACTGCATCACAAAATTCATTGTTGAGGACGCGATAATGAAAACGTTATTACCAAACGTTAATACGTCTGAAGGTTGTTTTGAAATTGGTGTCACTATCAGTAACCCAGTATTTACTGAAGATGCCATTAACAAGAGAAAACAAGAACGGGAGCTATTAAATAAAATATGCATTGTTTCAATGCTGGCTCGTTTACGTCTGATGCCAAAAGGATGTGCACAATGAATTCAGCATTTGTGCTTGTTCTGACAGTTTTTCTTGTTTCCGGAGAGCCAGTTGATATTGCAGTCAGTGTGCACAGGACAATGCAGGAGTGTGTGACTGCAGCAACCGAACAGAAAATTCCCGGTAACTGTTACCCGGTCGATAAAGTTATTCACCAGGATAATAACGAAATCCCGGCAGGTCTTTAAAACAGTTCCGTAATAAACATCCGATTTCATTCTTATATGCCAGCAATGGCAGGGATTTGTTCATCCTTAAATCTGTCATGAGGTTAAAACAAAATGAGTAAAGTCTTTATTTGCGCCGCTATTCCTGACGAACTGGCAACAAGGGAAGAAGGCGCTGTGGCTGTAGCCACAGCCATTGAAGCTGGCGACGAACGCCGTGCTCGAGCAAAATTTCACTGGCAGTTCCTGGAACATTATCCGGCTGCTCAGGACTGCGCTTATAAATTTATTGTCTGCGAGGATAAACCTGGCATACCCCGCCCTGCCCTCGATTCCTGGGATGCTGAATATATGCAGGAAAACCGCTGGGATGAGGAGTCTGCTTCCTTTGTCCCGGTTGAGACTGAATCCGATCCGATGAACGTCACTTTTGACAAGCTGGCCCCTGAAGTACAGAACGCTGTCATGGTTAAGTTCGACACATGTGAAAACATCACCGTTGATATGGTTATTAGCGCACAGGAATTGTTGCAGGAAGACATGGCAACATTCGACGGACATATCGTTGAAGCGTTGATGAAAATGCCAGAAGTTAACGCCATGTATCCGGAGCTTAAGCTGCATGCCATCGGGTGGGTTAAGCATAAATGTAAGCCTGGTGCCAAATGGCCCGAAATTCAGGCAGAGATGCGCATCTGGAAAAAACGTCGCGAAGGTGAACGCAAGGAAACCGGAAAATACACGTCTGTTGTTGATCTCGCCCGCGCCAGAACCAATCAACAGCACACTGAAAATTCAACAGGAAAAATCAACCCGGTCATTGCTGCCATTCATCGCGAATACAAGCAGACATGGAAAACACTGGATGACGAACTGGCCTACGCTCTCTGGCCTGGTGATGTGGATGCCGGAAACATTGACGGCAGCATCCATCGCTGGGCAAAAAATGAAGTTATCGACAACGACCGCGAAGACTGGAAGCGTATCTCGGCATCAATGCGCAAACAGCCTGATGCCCTTCGCTACGACCGCCAGACTATTTTTGGCCTTGTCCGTGAACGTCCGATCGACATTCACAAAGACCCTGTGGCACTGAACAAATACATTACTGAATACCTGACTACAAAGGGCGTGTTTGAAGATGAAGGAACAAATCAGAGCGCAACTGATACTCTCTCGTCGCCAGTACCAGAAACTGATGCAGTGGAAACGGCAATTCCAGACAACGAAAAAACCGAATGCAAAGTGGAAGTCGAACCATCTGTAGAGCGTGAGGGGCCGTTCTATTTCCTCTTCGCAGATAAGGACGGAGAAAAATACGGTCGCGCAAACAAACTTTCTGGTCTGGATAAGGCACTGGCTGCTGGCGCCACTGAAATCACAAAAGAAGAATATTTTGCCCGAAAAAATGGCACATACACGGGCTTACCGCAAAATGTAGATACCGCTGAAGACTCAGAACAACCAGAGCCGATAAAAGTTACCGCTGACGAAGTAAACAAAATTATGCAGGCAGCCAATATCATCCAGCCTGACGCCGATAAGTTGCTTGCTGCATCACGTGGTGAATTTGTTGAAGGGATTAGTGACCCGAATGATCCGAAATGGGTTAAGGGGATCCAGACCCGCGATTCTGTGAACCAGAACCAGCATGAATCGGAACGGAACTACCAAAAAGCGGAACAAAACAGCCCAAATGCGTTACAAAACGAGCCAGAAACGAAACAGCCTGAATCAGTGGCGCAACAGGAAGTGGAAAAAGTCTGCACCGCCTGCGGTCAGACCGGCGGCGGTAACTGCCCTGATTGTGGCGCGGTAATGGGCGACGCAACATACCAGGAAACATTCGATGAAGAGTATCAGGTTGAAGTTCAGAAAGATGATCCGGAGGAAATGGAAGGCGCTGAACATCCACACAAGGAGAACACTGGCGGCAATCAGCATCACGATAGCGATAATGAAACTGGCGAGACGGCAGATCACTCAATTATGGTGAACGGTCATCAAGAAATCACATCCACCAGCAGGACGTGTGACCATCTAATGATCGACCTTGAAACCATGGGAAAAAATCCTGATGCCCCGATCATCTCAATAGGTGCAATATTTTTCGATCCGCAAACCGGAGATATGGGACCGGAATTTAGTAAGACTATCGATCTGGAAACTGCTGGCGGAGTCATTGATCGGGACACCATTAAATGGTGGCTTAAGCAATCACGCGAAGCGCAATCGGCCATTATGACCGATGAAATCCCGTTAGATGATGCACTGTTACAATTGCGGGAATTTATCGACGAAAACTCCGGTGAATTTTTTGTTCAGGTTTGGGGAAATGGAGCCAACTTCGACAACACGATTTTGCGCCGTTCATACGAACGGCAGGGGATCCCCTGCCCGTGGCGTTACTACAACGATCGCGATGTACGCACAATCGTTGAGCTGGGGAAAGCCATAGACTTCGATGCCAGAACGGCTATTCCATTCGAAGGTGAGCGCCATAATGCACTTGATGACGCCCGTTACCAGGCAAAATACGTTTCAGTTATCTGGCAAAAACTGATCCCGAGTCAGGCTGATTTTTAATGTTCAACCGTCGCCAGTTGTCGTTGATATTCTGCAACTGGCGCGTTCCGGAGTGATAGCCATGAGCGAACAGTACCTGATAACGCTCGACGAGTGGAAACCAAAACGGTTCAGTCTCCCAATAACAAACACTACCCTGGTGAAATACGGAAAACTAGGATACATCGTTCCAAGACCACAAAAAATTCGTGGGCGTTGGCTGATAGATCGCCGAGCAGTATTTGTTGGGCCTGGTGAAACGGGAATTGCGCCGGAAATTCATACTGGCGATGATGATGCACTGAAGGAGATTTTAACTCATGTCACCGAGGCCACGAAAAAACAGCACTGACGTAGCCGGTCTTTACGAAAAGTTTGATCGCAGAACTGGCAGAGTTTACTACCAGTATAAAAATCCTGTGACTGGAAAATTTCACGGACTCGGAACAGACAAAGGTAAGGCAGAAAAAATCGCTTCCACAGCCAATCAGCGAATAGCTGCAGCAGAAGCTGAATATTTCATGCGCAAAATTGATGAAAGTCCGTCAGCAACAAAACGTCGGGGTATCAGATTAAAGGCATGGGTTGATCGATATCTGAAAATACAGGACACGCGACTGAAAAATGGAGATATTGCAGCTACAACTCACAAAGAAAAAACTCGAATGGCTGCATACCTGGTTTCCCGTCTGGGAAACCACCCATTGAAAGAACTGGAAGTAAGAGACTTTGCATTAATACTGGATGAGTGGCTGGATAAAGACATGGTCAGCACAGCGAGAGTAAATCGTGGATTATGGGTTGATATTTATAAAGAAGCACAGCATGCAGGGGAAGTTCCTCCTGGATGGAATCCTCCGGAGGCTACCCGTAAACCGATCCCTAAAGTAACCAGAGCCAGGCTCACCATGGAAGACTGGCAAAAAATTTACAATGCAACGCCTGAAAAACACTTTATCCGTAACGCAATGCTTCTTGCGATTGTTACTGGTCAGCGCCGTGATGACATTTGCCACATGCGTTTTTCAGATGTGTGGAACGAACACTTGCATATCACCCAGGGAAAAACCGGAATGCGTCTGGCGTTACCGCTTACACTACGCTGTGATGCCATTGGGATAACGTTAAAAGAAGTTATTGATGGGTGCCGAGACAGAATATTAAGTCCATATCTAATCCATAGTCGGCACCAGAAACAACCGAAGCCGATGAGTAAAGACAACCTGAGCGACTACTTTGCCAAAGCACGGGATCTGGCTGGGATAATTCCACCAGCAGGAAAAACTCCGCCAACATTTCATGAACAACGCTCTCTATCAGAACGGCTGTACCGTGCACAGGGTATCGATACAAAAACATTACTAGGACATAAAGTCCAGGCAACCACCGATCGCTATAACGATACTCGAGGTCAGGAATGGGTTAAGTTGGTTATTTGA